GCGATCCATATCCAACCTTGAAGCCTTGCAGGAAGATGCATAGTGTGCACCCAAGACTAACAGTAAGCCACGAAACACCTTCGTCACGTGACTTCTCTATCAGTCCGTCTTCTGAGTTGTGCATCTTTTCCAGTATCCATTCCAGACATTCCACTTGTTTCGGGAATGGTATGAACGGAAACTTGGTCTGCATGCGCTTGCCACTCTTGTTACGCTTCATGGCAAACCGTGGATCAAACGTGATGCCCCAGTCGATGATGAACTGTATGGGATTCTCTGCATAGAACAGTTTAAGATTGCTCAGTACTTCACCAGTCTTGTCTGTGCGTATCTTGTTTAACAGGAATGCTCTGTGTTCATACACCTCAGTGTAATCAGGATTCTTCCAGTCAATTTCAAACGTGTCGACACTCACCGCGCATCCATCAACTGTTTGTAGAAATCACTGAGTGCTTCACCAGTAAGTTGTCCGTGTGCAACTGATACTGGAATTGGTACACCATTTGGACCACTCAACTCACTGCGTACAGTCTCTCTGTATGTGTTCGGGAAACGTGCCGACATGATCTTGCCCCACAGTCCTGCATTGAATGCACTGGCTGGCAAATCTAACGCTCTCTTGGCCTTTCTTTCGTGCCATGCTTGGCTGTGTGTTGTTGCTTTCTTCAAGGCTTCGGAAAACTCACTGTGTACTTTAGCCCATTCATACAGTGTATCAACACACACGTTCAATTCACTGGCAATTTCTTCCTTACTGTATCCTTCTCTTCCCCACATCACTACTTGCTCACACAAATCCTGTGAGTACTTGGTTGGTCTGCCACCTGCATGTCTGTCTGAGTAGTTTGTCTCTACTTGTGTGTTTTCACCATACACTGGTTCCAGATCATTCTTGATGTCACTCAGTGGATTTGGTGTCACAGTTTTATGTGCATTTCTTCCAGTATGAATACTGCTGTTATCCCCAGTGCGAACATTATTACGAGTGTGATTATCAGCAGTCCTAGCAGACACTGACTTAACACCAGACATATTCTTACCAGATGTCTGATTATCATTTGTTGCCACCCTGCGTTTCAGTTGTTTGCGTTCCATTGTGAGATACTCCAGACGATTGTAGTGGACCATGCCACTATTCTATGCTGTGTTGCTTATGATAAATTATATCGAATGATAAATTATATGGGATGTGTGAGGGGTGGTGCATCCCTCAGTGGTATTAGAGCACCTTGTAGGTTCCACACATATTCATGCTGCCTGTGTATATCATGTAAGCGACTCACTTAACACACCATGGCTCCGTGTGTACTAGCCTTGTCTAATTGGGCCACTCTACGGAAATCAATCTTCCGGGTTTCGTCACCTTCCCTATTTGCAGGACTCGTCTGGTGCAGACGTATTCATCAACACAGATGAAGGCTTATCCTATTCCACTGGGTTAAGCAGCCCAATAGTGCTTCCAAACTTTCTGTGGCCAGTCTCTTGGATTCCTCACCCGATCCTTGATAGGTGTGTGGTAAGCCTTCATCTTTCTTGATGCATACACAGATGGCAATTGCTAATAATACGGATGAACTGGTTTAAATCCTTGCCGTGATTTTTGTTCATCTAGCAATTGCCCATCTGTTTATGCACTATGTAATGGTCTGCCGACTATGCTCTCACAAAGGGTTATGGCCTCATGTCGAAGGACCATCTTTTTCGCTAGAGTTTTTTGTGTCCAAGGTAACACGTTACTCCCACGTAAGCATAGCCAGCAGACCGTTACATAGTACAAATACAAAGCCACCAAGAACGTTGCCCGTTTACTTGGTGGCTATTCTGCTTCTACTTAGTAGAGACGTATTTTAAGTGTAAAAACCTAAAAGTCAACTACATATAGTGTTTTTGTGTTGTTGTTACTACTACAGATGGCATTAAGTGTCTGATTCTTTTTTTGGTATTGTCAGTATGCCTGCCATGGATAACCAGCTTAAATCTGGTGGTTGTATAGCTGCTTTGGCCTTCTTCTCTTTGTTCTTTTTGTAGCCCAGTTCTCTGGCTGCTTTCCAACATTCCAGACAGTCTGGCAACCTGTCACCAATAGCATGCATGAGTTTACCTACCAATGCTGGATCACGCCCTTTGTAAAATACCTTGCGGCGATAGTGATAGAAGTCCTTGTCGGGGAATGATCCCCCACATTTCCTGCATGTGAACAGTTCTTCATCAGTATCCATGATATGCCTGTCTATAAACAATTAAAACTTCTTCCCAATTGTCTGGTAATTTTGGGAGCTTGAAATATTCACCAACTTCCATACCTGCTTCTTCAGTATACACATCACCTATTGATGCATACAACTCAGGATACTCCTTAACGCTCAGTGATTGGCCGGTAATAAGGAGCATGTTTGCAGGTATGCAATCAAACAGTTTTCTTGGAAACATGGTGCCTACAGTGTATGGGCAAAATGTTATATTGGTCATGATGTCTTCAACTCCGTCTTGCTGATCATGTTATCGCCTTGTGAATCCTCCACCAGTCGCATGATGTCATCAGCAACATCACGTGCAAAGTCATCACCAGTGACCATGATGTGTGTTTCATGTGTGGTGTCATCACACTCAATCATTATGTGTGCCGTACTCATGATTTGTGCATTGCATTTCTGATTTCACAGTAAACATCTGTGGCACGTGGTGAGTTGTGTGGGTACACCAGAACCACCTTCTTAACACCTTTATCATGCTCTACATAGACGTTGTGAGGTGTGGCAATTTCCACACTGATTTTCTTTGGCTTTGGTTTATTCCATGTCAGAATCTTTGTGTTTAACCAACACTGTGTTCCATCACCACAGTGTCCCTGTAGCATTGTCTCATTAACATGTATAGCACCAACCCAAAATCCATCACATGTTCCGATCACATACAGCCTGTCCAATCTGAACACTGGTTTGTTCTCAATGATGCAAACAGCAAACTCAACCTCACCTCTCATCACTGGATCACAGGCTAACAGTCCGGGCACACCAAACCAGTAGGTGTTTGGATCAAAGTCTTTGCCATTGAAACGAACACAGTGATATGGCATTACTGTTGTTCCCTCACACATGTCTACAACACGTGCGTACTCTCTGAATATGTTTGATTCTTTCATGCTATAAACTCCTTATCTCCGATTGTGTAGGTACAGGGTACAAAGACCATTGGCCTACGTTTAGACAACTCACATTCCAGCATCTCACCCTTCATTGGTCCAAACTTGTATAACTCAATTGGCTTTGCATTGTCTTCAAAGTACTTCTTAACATATGCCTCAGTGGAAGGTATGAATGTGATCCACTGAATAGAGATATTTCCATTACTGTCTATGCCAGCATTCAGTGGTGCCTTGAACAGTGGATATACACGTTTTTCATTCACACGTTTTATTGGTGTCTTTCGCACCTTCCTTTGTTGCATTGTTGGTCGTCTGAATGATACCTTGCGTGTGCGAATTCTCATTACAACTCCTATGAACTTAACACAGTGTCTGCTGGAAGCCACTCACCACAACTGTCTTCTTCACCCAATGGTGGTTGTGGGAATGCAGACACTGGTAACACCTCTTTAGTTGCTGTGTTGTATGAAACTATAAATACGTGTGGTGCATGTGCACGACACACATTATGTTTCTTACCATAGTGTCTGCAATTACCACAAATCTGTTTCATCTTGGGCACTCATTGCACTGGCGCTTGTCGGCATCCTTGTCGTCAGGATAGCATGCACAGTTGCTTTCTGGTTGTTCGGCCATGCGGTGGATTATTTCCAAGGCCCACCTCACATGCGTAATTCCACAATTCACTTCTTTGTATACTTCTTCCAGCACTTCCCTGCGCCACTGGGCTTTCTGCTCTGCAAGCCAGTTTGAGCTATCGGTGGATGCGATGGCTTTTTGTGCTATGTCTATCACATCGCCATTCGCTCGTTTTTCACAACTTGCAATTAAGCCTAAAGCCTCCCGCAACCGTGCATTGTCAGCCTGAAGCTGCTCGACTTTGGATTGTAATTCTGAATACGATTGTTTATCTGTTTCATTCATGTTGTCGCTTTTGCAATGAGGGCAGTATGGGCCGTCGAAATCATCACCGCCTGTTGCACCTCCACCGCAATGCTCTGTACTACCGACCCACCCACATTCATTGCACTCTACTCTATACCATTCGCTCATCTCATCTCTCCTTCAGTTCTTCTTCGGTTGGTCGGCGGCAGTAGTTCCAAGGTACTGTTTTCCCATTTCTACTTTCTTATTCATGGCTATTCTCCTTGTTTGTTAGGTGTGGTTAGAGCAGGCATTTAATAGCTAGAATAATTATCACTCCAACTATCCACGATAGAACAAGTAATTCTAATAGCATCATGGCTGATCCTTGATAACTGGGTTCGGGCACGGTATCCAGTAAGTAAATGGCCATGTATTTTCGCCCTTAGAAAACGATCTCTGTTTTGCCTGCACGTCACTCCAACAAGTTTCATGCCAACCATATTTTCTAGTGTACCCAATAAAGTGTGAGTCATCTTGCGGGGCTGTTGATATTGGTCTTGGCTCCTGACTAGCCTTGATGATAGCTTCGAGTTCTGCAATCTTCGCCTTCAACTCCACCTCAGCCGGTATTTGCGCGTGGACGAACATAGGCCAGTAACCTAATGGTAGTTGGTTAGCTTCACTCCACGAAATTCTGTGAGATAATGTTCCACCATCATTTTCTTCAACGACCACTAGCAGCACAGGCTCCTCCGCATCAGCCACACGTATGCGCTCTTCCAGCTTGGCAATTTTGTCCAAGTATTCGTTTCGTGTGGCAGTATCTTCCGCGATTATCTGATTGTAAGTGCTTCGTACTTGATTCAGAGTTGCTTCCAGTTCCTTGTTGCGCTGGTTGGCGGCGGAGAGTTGCTGTTCAAGTTTTATTTTATTCTCGAAGTATCCATGAATAATATCCCGAAGTTGTGCTGTTGTACTTTGTTCTTCGTGCAGCAATCCATTTGCCAAATCAATCTCCAGCTGCATCGCAGATTGGGCAGTTTGCCATGCTATCCATCTGGCTTGACAGTGGAAAGATGAATATTCAACATTGCCGTTGATATACTCAAACGGCTTATCTGGATATTTATTTTTGTACCACTTCTCAAATTCTGCTCGTTGCTTGTCCATCATTCACTCCTTGGTAATTCTCTTGGCTAACATCTTCTTCCACACACTACAGAGAAACAAAACACCACTGCTTTTCTGTACCCATGTCTTACGTCTTCGCAGTGAATCAGCTACTGCCAATGCCTGCTTGAATTCGTGTGTGTGTCTGGTGTTCATGTCAGTAGCTCATTGGTGGTGACAGGACTTCAATTATTACTTTGTTGCAATCCTTCACACAGTCATAACATACGCAACAATTTGTCTGTGTGCTACGCAGTATCTTCTTTGGATGCTTGCCACAGAATGCACATCTGAACTGTGCAGAGTCATTTTTCTGGATAGCCATCACACCCTCTGTTCGCTTAGTCAACATTATCACTCCCAGTCATCCCAGTTATGTTCTTCATCGTGATACTTGTCACTCATTACTTTTTCCTTGCTTTTAGAATAAACATCTGTCTTGGTTGGTCTATCTCCATCGTCATTAGGTAGCCACCAGTATCATCAACATGCTGCACTGGCAGTTCCACCTTGCCACCTTGCCTTACTACCAGTGCTATCAGCAACTGGTTCAGAAACACTTGTGTGGTTGCACTGCCAAGAAACTCTTTGGCATGTGGTAGCAGTTCTTTCTCAGACATTGCTTTTCTCCCTGTTGGTAATCTCACGATTCAAATACCACACAGCCTTTTTTAAATCTTCCAAAGCTGCACCTTTCTTCCCTGATCTGGCAATGTACTTCACTGTGTTGCCAAGATTAAAACCAAGCTCCCATGCTTCTATTACTTTGATGGCCTCATAGGGGTTATCTTCGCCACCATAATGATCAGGATGGTTTACTTGTTCAGCCATGAGATTCCCCTTTCACAAACAACTCATACGTTCTTGGAAAGTTTTCTTCGATCAGTTCTGCAACTGCATTGGCATACTGTCTAATCTCCCACTGTGCTCCGGGTGCCTGCCTGAGTGTCAGGAATGCCAGCCAGTTGCGTAGGTTTGCACTGGCCCTCATACGTGAGTATCTGGCCACTAGTACTGACAGACGTGCAAGTTCTTTTGGCACCCCAAGTTCAATTCCTTCGTCATACACGATCTGTGCATGGCGCAGTGCCAATGTATATTCAGTAATCCAGCGATGTGCCGCCTCTTCAGTGAGTGCAGCCCCAGTACCTTGTGCTTGTTTGTTTGTACCACCTTGCATCATCAGACGTTCAACTGTTGGGATGTAGTTCTCATCAGGTAGTGGTGTGTAACGTGCAGACATTTCATTGTAGCTCTGTGTACGATGTCTATGCCATTCACGAAACACGAAGATAGGTGCCTTCACTTCAATGATCATGCCTGCCATTTCAAATGGTGTCATGTGTTTGTTGTTGTACAGATATGCCAGCAGCTTTTCATCACCATTTTCATATTTTTTATTAGGACTGTTACATACTGTACACACAGGGCAATCAAGTTTGTCCCAAACTGCACCACAATCAAGACACTTTTCCTGTCCCCAACCTATGAACCCTTTGTTGGTAGACATACGTGCTGCTTCAATAATACTTTTATCACCTCCCCATGTCTCAACCAATGAGACATAACCACCATCTAGTACTTTTACAACTCCTATTTCAGACATGAATCTTCTCCTTAACTGGTTTTCTTTCCTGTGTTTCTTTTCCTTCAAGATCACTGAGTGGTGGAACTCTGCGTAACCATCTAATTGGCCAGTAGTCATGGATGCCATCAAGCGTGA